CGCTTCCATCGCCAGTATTACCAGCATGATGTTCACGTGCACCAGCAAGACCATCAATGGCACCACCAAATGCTGCAGCGGTAAAGCCCAGATATGGGGCCGCTTTAGCAAAGCCCATACCTAAAGAACCAAGGCCACCAAGTAAGCTGCCAAGACCACCACCGCCGCCCCCGCCACTTGGAGGCTGCGCGACAGCCAATTTGGCTTGCGGGTTATCATCTGGGATAGTCATCTTGCCTTGATGCTTGAGCAAATCAACATCTTTCGGCTTATCAATATCAACATCTGGTTGGACAGGTGGCTTATTGTCATCATCTACGCTGCCATCTGTCGCATAACCCATGCGGCCACCGCGCCACTTATTCGGATCGGTAGTATCCGTGGATGTGTCTGGCTTTTTAGTATCGTCACTGAATAAATCTTTTGTACCTTGATAAAGACCGGCCAAACCAGAGCCACCAGAGTACTGCCCAGTTTTAGTGTCTTTGACACCACGGCTACCAATGCCGCCCAAATCTTTGATGGCTGACGTTGTTTGAGACAAACCACTTTGCTGGCGTTGCGGTGTAGGTGCCACCATCAAGTTGCGAGATGGCATTGAACTGGTCATAATATTGCGCTGCGTAGGCACGAGCCCAGCCGCACCTTGAGCCGCACCAGCTGCTCCATATGGATTAACTGCCTGCCTGCCCATCAATTGAGCCAGCAATGCGTTTTGATCTGAACCAGCCAAGCCGCCGATGTCAAAGTTTTCGCGCACATTGTCATTGATAGCTGCGCCACCCATTGACGCTAGGCCGCCTTGATAGAAATGGCCACGGTGGGCTGCATCCTTCGTGGCCTCATCATAGTCAACTGTCTTAATGCCGTGATAGTCACCAACTGCATGCGGGTGATGCTTCTCAACGTCCTGCGCCGACAGACCGATCTGCTTGGGCCCATGCTCGCCTTTATAGCGAAACTTGATAATCTTTTGACCGTCATAGGTCTCACCGATCTGCTCAATGTCTTCCTTGACGCGCTCGTCCGAGAAAAACCCACCAGACTGCTGCGTTGTTGTCGTCGAACCAGAAAGAGCACCAGTACCTTCGGCAATGTTTGCCAAGAACTGTGTGACTTGGAACGGATAGGACTGCTGCTGCAAGAACTGATTGTAGAGCGCGGTGAGGCCAGCCTGCTGCGTCTGCTGCTGTTGTTGACCAGCTGCCAATTGCGCTTGAGCACCCGTTAAGCCAGCCGTCTGAGCCCCAGTACCCAATGCACCAAGGTTTTGAGCAGTCTGTGCACCCATACCGTAAACTTGGTTACCAAGAGCCGCTTGTTGCTGTGCTGCAGTCATGCCTTGACCAAACTGCTGTTGGCCAATGGAACCCAACCCTTGAGCCACACCAGTCTGCTGCCCGTAAAGTTGCTGGCCCAATGCGCCCAATTGCTGACCAGCGCCAGTGATCTGCCCATACAATTGCTGGCCCGTAGCAGCCTGTGCGGCACGGTTGGCCTGTTCAGCCGACAAGTTGACACCCTGCTGCTGTTGAGCCGCTCCAAGGGCTTGGCCATAGCCTTGATTGAGTAAATTGCCAACCACGTTGCCAGTAGCAATGTCTTGTTGACCACGTAGTGCTGCCTGCGCAATTGCAGCCCGATCACCGCCAAATGCACCGGCTTGAATGGCTTGGCCAGTCTGGGCAGCTCGGTCCATGGCCTGCTGTTGCTGCAGCGGAGCCAATGTGCCACCGATGACCGTGTTCATGTAAGGGTTCATGAACTGATTGATCTGACCTTGCCCAATTTGTGTAGGCATGACATTTTGTGCGCCAGCTAACGTGAATGGCGTAGCAGCGGCAAGGCCACCCGTAATACCGGCAGTAGCGCCAGCGATGTAAGGGGCCGCCGTACCCATAGCGCCACTGTAAAGATTGGCGGCCTGCTGATTCGCGGCTGTTCCTTGCTGTTGCGCGGTTCCCACGTCTTGTGTGGCACCAGCAATATAGGGTTGGGCTTGTTGGACACCGCCAGCCAGCGCTTGACCTGCGGCTTGATACCAAGGTTGTGCTTCACCAGCCGCCGCATTTGTGTTGGCAATACCAGCTTGTTGTGTACCAGTTAGAGGGGCGACGAAGGCGTTGGGATCGGTGCTATATTGCTGAAATGGCTGTGTAGCCGTCTGCTCTGCTCTCGCATTGACAGCATTATACCGCGCCAATACTTCTGGCGGGATAGACACTGTACTGGTTGAGCCACCACCTTTACCACCGCCGCCCGACATTCATTACACTCCAACAACCATCTGATCGGGCAAGGCTTCACCCGTCTTTGTCTTATATAAGAAAAACGTCCCAGCTGGTTCCCCAAAATGACGTTCATACATGCGCATCTTAGCACGGGTTCTAGTATTTGACATTACCCCAATAACAAGGGGAAGTTCAAGACTATCCGATACTTGCTTACTAAACTCGCAAAGCTTGTTTGCTCTACCACCGCGTTCTTTTCTATACTTGTCGTCTACAAACAAACACTTCTCTTCTATGTACTTTGTATTGCCGTACCATAATTGAGAGAAGCGGAGCAGAACGCCGCCCTCAAGTGCGCCAACAGGCCCAATTACGCCACAAATACCTTCCCAAAGGTACAGAGCTGGCCTAATCATGCCCAAAATCTTGTCGTAATCTGCGTCAAACAGCCCATTTTCATGAAAAACAGCCATTGCAAGGCGCATTAGTTCTGGTTCGTCTGCAGGTGTCGCTATCCGAACTTTGATCTCATTAGACATTGCTAATCCTTTTTTGGACCGGGGAGCTTCTGCAATGTCTTGATTGTCTTGTTCCGCATTTTTTTGACAAACAAATCCAAGGCAGCGTGACCAAGCCCCATATTGCCGTTACCAATACGTGCCACTGCCTCTGGACTAATCACATACTCACCACCAGCCGCAACTATAGGTACACCGCTTTCCGCACCGCCGTGGGCTCTGTGAGGCAATTCAGCCCCATATGGTGTAGCCGGGCCAGAGTAAGGATTGGTTGCGCCGCTATAGGGCTCACCTTCAAACACGCGCTTGGCATGCTTAAACCCAGCCATAGTGTTGCCTTCACCACTAGCCGAAATAATGTCGGCTGGAATGACGTAACTTGACTTAGGCACAACCATAGGCAAGTGGTCGGTGCGGCCAGCAACCGAACTATGAATAGGCCCCACATGCATTTCAGTGACAGTATGACCACCTTGAGCGTAGCCACCCGTTGCCATTCCTTGCTCGGACAACCGTTGTTTGTAGATGTCAGAGTTGCGAATAAAATCTAATGCTGATTCAGAGCCGCCTTCACCACTACGCTGAATACGGCTATCATCCCAAATGTTAGATAGACGTTGGGGAGGCAATGGAGCTTTTTCGGGCAAACTTTGAGATCCAGTTGCACCAGATTGGCCTCTCGATGTTGCTATTTTACCAAGAATTGCTTCTGGGCTCGAAGTCATATCTGGATATTCATTGGCCGCCCGATTTGCATCATATGATTGCGGGACAAGAGCGCGACGACCAAAAGTTACATCTTCAACTGATTGTGGTTGAGGAGTGGCTACTGATGATGTTTGAGGAGAAGCAACTGATGACGTTTGTATTTGTTGGTGATCATCTCGCACATCCATCAACGGATCCCACCGCATTGTGGGTTGGTTCATGATGGGCTTATAAGCAATTTGCGCAGCGTTTGGGTTGTCCAATTCATTTCTGCGATTTTTGAATGCAGCACTTACATTGTGTGCAATATTTTTCCAATTGGTTGAACCGCCCGGGGTATCATAGCGAGCATCACTCGCATTAAACAAAACGTCTGGGTTATAATCTTCTGTAATAGACCGTTCAAAAGCACTTCTGGGCTGACCGCCACCCGTGCCATAACCCTTACGCGCCTCATCTAGCGCTGCGGCAATGGCTTGCTTCTGCGGATGACCGGCATGGATCATCTCGCTGATATTAGTGCTGATTGTCTTCTGTGACTTACCTTTTTTAAGCGGCATAACGACCTCACGAATATGATACTGTTGCGGTCATGCCACTGCCGGGCACAAACACGATACCGTTAGTAACGGGCAAATTAACTGTAACAATGCCAACTGTGTTGGGTATAACAGCGATTGGCAGTGTCGGGGATCCTGTTGATACACTATCATAAACCATACCAGATGCAGATCCCGCAGTGGTTACAGAAACCTTGGCAACCCAACCCGCTCCAGTGCGGACAAGTGTTGCAGCGTTCAATGCTGGCGCGGAAATCTTGCCAGCCGTGAACAGTGTAGCATTTGACACGCCGTTAATAGCAGTCACGCCGTTCTTTTGCGCTGTTAAGAGGTCGTCAAGTGTTGCTGGCATTAGAACCGTCCATCTGGTTGAAAGCGGTAGCGGATGTCACCAAGCCGCCAAAATGTCCCCACGTCATTGCTTGATACTTTAATGGCTATCAAACGGCCTCTGATGCGGGTGCTGATGTATTCTACCGCCTGCGTCATATTATAAGGGCCATATGCCACCGGTGTATCGCCGGGGTAATTTGTTGAGTAGAATGTAATTTGCACTGTCGAATTAGGCTGCTGGCTATATTGGCCCCACTTCATGTCTGGCCAAACTTGGTCAAGGAACACCAACTGATCAGCCTCAGACACCTCAAAGTAACCAGTCTGGAAACTAGACAACATAGGCATGCCATCCGCGTCATTAGTTACTTCGTGCTGATATATGTAACCACTTGCGGGATCGGCACCAATCGGCGGCCCAAGGACTGACTGATCAACCCACGCGCTTCTTGCTAATGAGCCATAATCCCACTGCTGCAGCACGGTGTTGAATTTGACGTAGCTGTCAACCTCACCATTACCAGCAACAGATGGGTAATACCAAGCCACCTCATTAAACTGCGCATTAGTTGCACAACGAATACGGTTTGTGTAAGGCAAGCCATTGGCATCATAGCCTTGATTGAGGTTCTGAAATACAACGTCCCACACTGGGCAAGGCATCGTGTTTGGATCGCCACCAGAATAGCTAAAAAACTGCTTCTGGCTCATCCAATATGTCACGCCGCCTAATGTAGCGGCTGCACCACGTGCAATAAGACCACAGCCCGTTTTGACTTTGTTGAATGAATAGACATATGGAGGGCCAATGTATTGCATCGCCCAGAGGTCAATGTCAGTCCACAGCAGACCTTGTTGGTTAGCCTGCAAACCGCCTACAATCAAACTGCCGGTAGGAATGCGGTATGACCCAGCTTGGTTTGTGACTGTTGCATCCCAAACAGCGTAATTTTCAACGTCCGACCACCGAACCAGCAAGGGATCACTTGTGCCGGTAAATGTTGATCCATATGCAATAACTTGCCGCTGGGGCATCGCAACAAACATGCCCGTATTTGCAAGAGGCACATTGTCAATGATTTGAGCGTTTTGCAAAACACCGTAAGGCTGCCACACATAAATTGGGCCGCCAGCTGGGCATGCAAGCAAATACTCACCCCAATTGTCTAGCGTCCAATCTGTTGCTGTGATGTTTGTCCCGGCTGTGGGTGTAATACCAGACCCAGTACCGTAACCGCCGACCCCATAGCCACCAACACCATAGCCAGAACCAGCAGGTTGAGGGACAACCGCATAATAAATGATTGCTTCGACATATCCATTGTTTTCAAATGCACCCGTTGTTGATGATGCCGTGTTTGACGCAGTAAATGTAAACGTATTGGCATCAATAATTGATGTAATTGTGTAAGTTCCAGATAGTGTAATGCCACCAACTGTAGTGGTTGGATCAACCGCTAATTGTGCGCCAACAACTTGCCCATGATTGGGAAATGTCACAGTGATTGTTGGTGAGGCTGTCAGTGTTTGATAATAGGCAACTTGGCCGGGGAACGATGCTGTATGAGTACCCGACCCAGCAGATGACGTATTGATCAGCGCCCCGCTCGGTGTCAGCGATATATTAAACGTAGTCGAGGTCAAGTTGCGAACAAAATATGTTGTTCCAGCTGTAATGCCAGTTGGTAATGTGCCCGTGGTTGTAAACTTAACAACAGTGCCACTTGCTGGTGCGGATGCAACAGTGATAACAGCAGGCGATGCATTGCTAATAGTTGCTGTTTGCGAGTTTGTATAAGTTGCAGCTGTCTCAGCATTGACTTGAAAGTCATTTGCATCGAGCACGTTGTCAATAGTATACGCGCCAAAGAGCTTTGTACCGCCAATTGACACAGGCGTAACATAGTAAATGTAGCTGTAAATGTTAGCAAAGCTTGAATTAATTTTCATTGTAATCGTAGTTGAGCCCGCCGTTGTCGTAAATGGGGGCACTACGGTATAAATGGCATCTTTGGGCGTAATGTCTTGATCAATGCCATCATAGACAACTGACAGAGACAATTCTGCGCCAACTGCAAGACGTTGTACACCATTCAAATCTTGCCATGCCTTCATGTTTCGAACGGGCGATGGGATCGTGTTTGGGTAAAATTTAACCCACCCACCAAGCTTTTGCGGCAAACCAAGGCCAGACCGATCGGGCAGGAACCGAATGAGATTAGACTGTGAAAGCGCAACCTCATTTAAGGCTGGCGTTTTCTGAGTATCGACACCGGGAATTAACTTGAGGGCTGCATGTGGCATGCGTTAGCCTCTTGTCGGCGTGGCAACAGGTGACGGCGAGTAAGATGTCCAAGCCGCCGCCTCATATTTCTTGCGAACTTCTTCAACAAGGGCGCTCTTCAAGAGGGCATTGTACTGGCCTTCATAGCTCTGCGCCATGGCTGGGTCATCCGACTGGCGGCCAAAGTTACGCTGATAGGCGCTGATATAAATCATGCTGGCCATGATCATAACATCTGGCAGATATGTGCTGATAAAGGTCGTCGTGTTGGATGCAGACAGACTTGCGGGTCTTGTCGTGCCGGTGATTGTAATAGTGTAGTTGCTGTCGGGCCAAGGGCCAAAAACAATGTTGCTTGAAGTATTGCCCGTTGTGGTCAAGTCACCGCCATACATGGCAAAATACTGAGGCAGAGCCGCACCGGTATTGGTGCTATAGACGTTCTGAATAAATGTCTTAGACACGGGCAAAACTGGCGTGTTAGATGGCCCAACGGTGATCGTCTGGGTTGTGACAAAATCACCGGTCGGAATTGCCAACTGGTTTGTGCCCGATGTCAGTGTGTAAGTGCGCGACACTTGCGTAGAAAGAAAGTCCAGATCGCGGCACATGCGGTTTTCCGCATAGGTGATCATCTGAGGCAAGATGGCGATGTAGTTAGGATCCGTTTCTGGGACAACGGCCATAGTCGCTATTTGCGTAACATATTGGGAATATGTAAGGCCAGTTGTCATAGGAACCCTTATCCTGCCATCTTTGCCGCCTCACTCTTGACGCGACCTACACGTGCGCTCCAGCCCTTGCCGTAACGGTCAAAGGTTGGCAACTTTTGCAGATACTCTAGCCTATTATCGCATAGTTTTGAAGCCGTTTCAGCCCCATCGCAGTCAGCCAGTGCCGCTTTTGTGGCATCGTCCAGCTTGCCGGTCACTTCGACATCCAAAATGGTCTGCACATACCGCAGAGCTCTTGCTGGGCCGGAGTTGACGGCAAAGTCCATCAAGGCATAATCAAGGCCACGAGGACAAATGTCCCCACCAATAACATCCCAAAAGCGCTGCTGATACAGAGGATATACATCAGCAGGAATAAGATTTCGCATAGCCTGCTCAGATACTTCATGCCCACACCAGTCCTCCAAGGTCTTCTTGGTTACACCCCAGTTGGTCATGCCGCCCGGATCATGCGGGTCGTTCACGAAGCCACCTTCTTCCTTGATGATGAGCTTAATTACATCGTCCCAATTGTCTTTCATTTGCGGAAACCCTTACTTTTGCTGATGGATTCAACCGACTTTACTTGAGATTGACGGTGATTCGCCCATTGTAACCATTCTGCAGCCGCATCAACATCCATAATGACAGTGATAATGCCTTCCTCACGCAGTGCATTGGGATCAACAATGGTTACGCATGCTGGCAGATTGTGGTCTGGGAAGCCCTTTGCATCGGCGAACTCATCGTAAACCTTGTAGGCACCGACCCGAATGGCATGCGACCAGAGGCCCGTCATCGGATCTTTAGTGACATTGTAGCCAAAAACGTGTTTGTGGCCACAGACAAGGATATGATCGCGCCAACCCATCTGAGCCGCCTTGGATACGCCGTGGGCTGGGTTCCACTGGCTGTGTCCTTGGAAGTCATGGCGGCAATTGATTCGGATGTCTCGGCCTTGGCGGTGCTTTAAGTTCAAACGAATGCCGTGATCTTGGTTTGGAGTGCCAATCTGACGGCATAGCCACTTAATAGGATCGTCCGTCCCGCTCCAGCAGTCGTGATTGCCGTTCACAATGTAAAGCCAATTGACCTTACGCAAGAACCACTCGACAATCATACGGGCCTGCTTTGCCGATGTGGCTTGATTGCCATACAGCCGAGCCAGACGGCCAATCCAGTTATTGCGAAGATCACCAACATTGCCAGCCATAAGGTTGGGGGTAATGTTGGTAAGGTTCATGTGATGCTCAAGCAGCGCAAGGTCACAACCGTCATCGTCAACATGGGGATCACCCATGTGCAGAATGCCATAGACACCGTTTAAGTTGACGTTAAGCGAGACAAGCTTGCGAGATGTCTTGGCTTCTGCTTTTTGTGTGAATTGCCGCTTGCGCCACTCTATGAGCTCCTCGACGGGCAGGTCACTGTCTGGTAGGTCAATGAAGGTAAATTTGTCTGTATAAGCATCTGCATTTAGTTTAGTCGAATTTGCCTTGGACATTTAGTGATCCTACGTTGTTGATTCGGTTGGATTACTTAGACCTTAAATTGTTTAATGTGTCATCCTTTTGACGGCTACCATTGGAGGAGCCAAACCAAAAACTTAGAACTAAGGTTAACGCAGCATCAAGCGTTCCAAGCACACGAGCGACAAGCTCTTTCATCGTCGGCTCAATGACGTGGCTAAAAATGTAAAACTGAATGACAACCCACGCGACGACAACAACAAACGAAAGGATGTCTGGTGTCCAGTCCTTTGTTTCTATTCGCATTTTTCTTGCCGAATCACGATCTGACGCAGAGATGCGCTCAAGGTCGATGTCGAGGTTCTTCATTTGAACTTTGAAGTTGTTTTCGGCATTCTTGATGGCCACTATCTGGTCCGGTGAAGCAGATGCAAGAGCCGTATTGATGTCGTCCTCAGAGCCGTTTTCATGACCTAACAAGGCTGTGGAAAGTGCCTTAACAGCCATACCGGCAACTGGTCCGCCAATTGCTGTTGCGATCGTGGGTGCAATGGTTTCGATGAGAGAGCCAAACTTGCCAAGGTCCATTATACTTAACTCCGTAAAAGTATAATCCCTATGCCCAGCATTATACTTAACACAAACAAAACAATAGCTGTTACAATACCAGCTTCTTTGATGTCTTCCAATCTAGCTTCTGCCAAACGCTCTTCTTCATACTTTTGACGTTCAATTTCTTTGCGGATGCTGATCACTTCACGCTGCACTTGATCCCAAGCGGCAAGACCAAACTGTCCGATAAACATGTTCTTGGCTTTTTCCGCCAAACTAACAGCCTCGGCCTTAGCCGTGTAGCGCTCAATGGCTATCTGTTCCGCTGTCTTGGTGGAGAATATATTGGTAGACGGCTTTTCAGCGGTCATGTGGGTCAGCTTTGCGACACTACCCCAAAGCTCGGATAGGTCGGCTGCCATGCCTTGTATTTCTTTACCAGCGGCAATCCCAGCTTGTATGCCCGCATAAGCTGCTTGCGCTGCCGCCAAAATGGTTAATGGATCCATTACGACCCATCCATTTTACGCTTTGTTGCTTCCTTATATGCTTTGTAGCTGCGGTAAAGTAAAAGGCCCGTACCAAGGATAGCCATGAGTAGGTGCAGCCATGCGTTCAATTCTGCCGCCCAGATGGGCATCGTAATCGCTCCTCCAGCAAGTGAGGCATCTATAACTGTGTCGTGTTCCTGCTGGTTGCTCATGGCTGCACCTTAAATTTTACTGGGCCGGTGGCTGTGGCGCTTCGGCAGCTTGGGCTTTTGCCAGCTCTTCGGCACCTTGTTTCTGAAGTTTTTCAACCAAATCCTTCACTTCTGCATACGGACGGGCTGCAACAGCGTTCAAGATGTAGTTCACTTCATCAACAGTCAAAGTCAAATTGATAGTCATTTTACGTTCCTTTTAGTTCCATGATATGTAAATGCGACCGTCAGATCCAGTGCCGCCGTATGGATAGTTCCCACTATTGGGAGATGTACCACTTACGCCACCTTGACCAACAATCGCGTTTATCGTTGCGCCTACGGTTAACTGTCCGGGGTAAAACACAGATTGTGCATATCCCCCAGATCCTGCGCCGCCAGCAGCCGCAGGAAACTTACCACCAAAGTCATAGTAAAATCCAGCACCGCCGCCACCCGGAAATGTTCCACTTGGAGCGGGAGTTTGTCTATATCCCGGATCCACGTTACCACCACCATAAGGAGCGCCAGCACCAGTACCTACTACACCATAACTTGTTGTTACGCCATTATTACCAGTAATAGATGACACATTTCCGTAGGCACTTCCCCCAGTTCCGCCTGCAGCAAACTCATTGCCGCCGTTACGATCTGTCCCTGCCATTTGACCGCCAGTGCCGCCATTGGCATAATAACCGGCAAATGAAGATTGACCGCCAGTCGTTGAGTAATTAGCTAAGTTGCCATAACCACCGCCGCCACCACCAGCGCCCCAAATTTGAACGGTCAATGAGTTTCTAAACAGCGGGACAACAAACCCATATGTGCCGTAGGATGTATAATCTACCGCACCAGAAGATGCTGGGTCATTAGGCTGTTTGTTGTAAAAGTCTGACAAGCTAATCGTGCCAGAAGAAAAATAGCCAGTATTCAATGAGTTAGGCTGATACCAAACTGTGCCACGATAAGCATTAAGATTTGCGCCCCGCCCAAAGACGTTGTTTATGTCGTTAATAGATATGGTTCCGCTAACCGGCGTTGCCATTATCTAGCCTCCAAAGTTTCCACTTTAGCAGACAATTCTTTAATCGCTTGTATTAACAAGGGAACAAGTCGCTCATATCGCACGGTCAAGTATTTGTTATCTATTGGAGCGGGTGCAACAATTTCTGGCATGATTGCTTCTACTTGCTGCGCGGATACACCAACTTCGCGTACCTTTTCGTACCCAAACCCAATGGCTGTATCGTTAGGTTCATAATAAAAACCGCTAAGAGAATTGACCTTATCCAATGCATTAGCAATCACGCCCAAGTTTACTTTTAACCGGTCATCAGAATAGTAAGCCGTTACGTTACCAGTCGCTGTGATGGCCCCTGTCACAGATAAGCCAGAGCTAAATGATCCCGATGTTGCAGATACAGAACCACCAGACACGTTTGTCGCGGTTGTGGCACTTGTAGCGGTAGCAGCATTGCCAGAAATGCTAATGCCATATGTGCTGCCATTGTTATACACGCCATTGGTAACCGTAGCGGCATTGCCAGATATGTTAATGCCCCAAGTGCCCGAAGCACCCGTTCCAGTAGGTGTTGGCGGTGTATAACCTAAAGCGGTCGTTACGTCACCCGATGTCAAGGATACGGCACCCGTGCGGGTATTGAAAGACAGCACGCCCGTATTGCTGATCGTCGGGTTATTGCCAGCACTGATTGAGATACCGGCACCAGCATTCAATTGCAGGCGCACGTCATCAGCGTAAGTAATGTTTGTGCCGTCAGAAAAAATAAACGAACTTTGGGTTAGCCCGTTCCCGCCAGAAGCTGTCACATAAGTGCCGCCGCCAGCAGAGGCCAGAGTGACAGTGTAAGCGCCCGTGGTGGTGTTCTGGACAATGAAGAAGCCACCGACACCGGCTGGAAAGTAAATGGTGACGTTTGCCGACAATAGACCCGTTAACTTAATGCGGGCATTTTGGCAGTTGGTTTGTGTCAAATTGACATTGGCGTTCGTAAGCGCAATCGAATAAGTGCTACCCAAGGACGAATCAACTACGTCCATGTCGCTGTTAAGCGGCACGTTCCACGAGTTAACGTAGTCGTTGTATCCCGGCTTTTCCAAGCCCTTATTGGTTGTGTACGAACTGGCCATTTTAATTCACCCAAGGCAGCGGAGGAGAAATCGGGTTGGGGCTAATTTGTTGCGCGATCTGATTGTCAATGTTTGCCTCATATGCAGCCACTTGTGCTGGTCCGAGGGCCGTTGTAACCCACCCCACCACTTGCGCTTGTGTAAGCTGCGCGTATGGCGTAAATGGCTCACCAGCATCATACTTTACATTGACCGTTCCGTAAACCGAGCCAGTGTGAGGTGTTGGCGTTGCGCCGTCAGACCCGCTCAGTGTCCAGTGGATGGTCGTAACAACATCCGTCTCACCCGCATAAGCTGGATAGCAGTCTAATTGAGTGATCGTCCAAGTGTATGTGTTGGCCATTACTTTTTCTCCAGTGTGGCGATACGAGTTTCAAGGGCATCAATCTTTGCGACTGCTTCTTGAAGGGCTTTGACAAGACGCGCCTCTGTTTTTGACCAACCAGTAATCATCAACATGCCGTCCTCGCGTTCACCCACTACATCTGGGTAAACGGTTTGCATCTCTTGCGCGACAAACCCTATCTGGTGACCGCCACCTTCAGATGAAATATAATCAAATTCAACAGGTTTAAGTGCCAAAATTTTGTCAAGCTGCGGTGGAAGTTGTGTAATGTTTTGTTTTATCCTTTGGTCCGAAGTTGACCCAAATGCCGCCGTATTTGCCCCGTTGGCGTTTATTTGCCCGCAAGCAGCAGCAGAATTGTTAACATAGAATTTTTGGAATACTTGCGATGTCGTTGTATTGTTATCGTATTTAACAATCAAAACAGCAGCTTGGCTAACATCTCCGGCCGCGCCAGTATCAAACCGCCCAACAGCATTAACGGCTCCGGCGTTTACATAAAATTTAGCGTTTGCAGATGTTGACCCCACCAGCAGATTGCCGGAGGAGTCAATACGCATACGTTCAAAACCGTTGGTGTGGAATGTTTCAACGGTTGAAGCACCGACAGCAGCAAGGCGAAACTCGCCAGAGAGCGCCAACATTGTTCCTGTGCGAGTGCCGCCGACATTCAAATCATATACTGCGGTGGTTGTGGCATTCAATGTCAAAGCATTATTACCAGCGCCATAAGCGTTAGGCGATGTCGTTCCAATCCCCACATTCTGAGACGCATCAATGTATAAGGCAGTCGTATTATTTGACTGCAAGGTCAGTGCATTGCCTGTACCAGAATTGATTGTAGCAATAATTGGGGTTGTAATGGTTGGCGATGTTTGCAAAACAATCCCGCCCGACCCAGTGACGTTTTGGCCTAGTGCCGTTTGCACACCCGTACCAAAGGCCGAAATGCCTGTTCCACCGTTGGCAACAGGCAAAATACCAGTGACACCAGTTGTCAAAGGCAAACCCGTGGCATTAGTTAATACAGCCGCAGATGGCGTACCCAAATTAGGCGTTGTCAATGTAGGTGACGTTTGTAAAACAATACCGCCAGATCCTGTCACAGCGTTACCAATAGCTGCAATAACACCCGCGCCGGTTGTAGTCGTAGCAGGAGCAGCGCCCACTCCACCGCCTATGACGATGGCATTAGCAGCCAAAGCAGCAGAAGAAGCCCAAGTAGTGCCAGAACTAAAATAAGGGATGCCACCAGAAGTACCCGCAACAGTTAGAGCCAATGTGCCCGATGTCGTAATAGGCGACCCAGACACCGAAATAATACCACCAGTAAATGTTTGAGCCACACTTGTCACTGTACCGGCATAAGTTGATGACCATGAGGCAGTTGTGCCGTTTGATGTCAGCACGGTGCCAGCAGCACCAATCCCCAATCGAGTAGAGCTATTTGTGCCATTCCCTACTATAAGATCGCCAACACTTGTGATTGGTGAAAGCGCATTAAAGGAAGCTGATGTGGTTGTTTGTCCTGTGCCGCCAGATGCAATTGGCAGCGTGCCAGTCGTTAACGCAGAGCTTGAAATGGCATAAACCGCACCGCCAGATGTAAAAGATGTTAAACCAGTTCCGCCATTGCCTACCGCTAAAGTTCCAGTCACACCGGCTGTTAAACTAACTTGCGCCCAAGATGCAGTTGTTCCATTGCTAACCAAAGAATAATTAGATGTTCCGATAGCAAGACGAGTAGCACTATTGGTTCCGTTCCCAATAATCAAATCGCCCGCAGTTGTAATTGGCGACAAAGCATTGAAGGCAGCAGTCTTAGTTGTGGCTCCAGTACCACCATTAGCAATATTTAATGTTCCGCCTAATACAACTGCTCCAGTTGTAGAAGATGAAGGAGTAAACCCAGTTGTTCCTGCGCTAAATGAAGTTGTTACACCATCGGCATTGATTGTAATGCTACCAGAAGCATTAACAATACTAACCCCCGTCCCAGCCGTTAATGTGGCTAAGGCATAGGAATTTGTGCTAGTGCCGATTAACAATTGCCCAGTTGTTGGAGCTGTAGAAAGACCAGTTCCACCGTGCGAAATGGTAACAGAACCTGTGTTGATTTGTGATGCATCAATGGCAATCATAGCGCTTGATGCAGCCGTTAATCTTCCTTGTGCGTCAACAGTAAATGTAGGAACAGCAGAAGACGACCCATAAGAGCCAGCTGTAACAGCTGTATTGGCTAAATTTATCGTACCAGAAACAGTGATCGGTCCGCCTGTTAATCCAGTCCCAGTATTGATTTGAGTTACTGTTCCAGCGCCCGTAACAGTTGCCCAAGAAGGATTAGCGCCAGCACCACCAGTTTGCAACAATTGACCAGCCAAACCGGGGTTTAAAGGCTGCCAATTAGAGGCAGCACGATAAAGCAATTGACCCTGCGTATTGCCAATTGCGTAGTCAATTAAAGACGACAGCGAGACACCCGTTGGAGCGGCATTGACACCCGTCTCGTTAGCAAGAATGTAGCCGCTTGTGATAGGCGACAAAGACAGCGTTCTATTGGCGGACAAGTCACCGCCGCCAGTCAATCCCGACCCAGCAGTAATTGTGCGGCTTGTCGGCACAGCGCCGATTGTGGCTGGCGTAATAGCGCTTGTAGATGCCGAGGTAAGGCGGCCATACGAATCAACCGTAAATGTTGCAACGTCTGCGCCATCACCATATGAACCAGCCGTCACACCAGTTGTCGGTAATGAAATTGTCCCCGATGTGGTAATCGTGCCGCCGTTCAAGCCAGCGCCAGCCGTAATGCTTGTTACGGTACCAGATCCGAACCCTTGGCTCTTAACATATGCCGTTGTGGCAATGGTTGTGCTATTATCACTTGTCAGTGGAGTTGGAGCAGTTGGCGTTCCAGTGAACGCAGGTGACGCAAGAGGCGCACCAGCAATAAGCGACAGCACTTGCGGACCGGTAAGGTCTTGTGGATTGGCCGAGCCAGCAGTGTTGTTGCCTTTGATTGTAAGAGTAGCCATGGGCGCAAGATAGGCATTAGTAATCCCACTTGATTGCAGCCCGATGGTGCCAGTCGTGGTAATGGTGCCGCCAGAAAGTGGCGCAGATGCTGTAATAGAGGTAACAGTTCCATTAGTTGCTGCCAAATTGGCAATCTGCTGGGCCGTAACGCGCACGGTCGTATTGCTTTGGACAGCAGGAATTACTTCCGCCCCAGTAAGGGAAATGGCTGCGGGTAGATTGGTTATCGGTGTGTTAGACATTCTGCACTACCCAAGATTGTGTGGCCTCATCCCATATATACAAATTACCGTCATCTGGATAGGGGATTGAAGATTGCCATTGGCAAGTATTGGTGTTTAATAACCAAGAAGGGAATGGTTTTGGTGGAATAAAAGCATCAATTGATGAATCATAGGTATAGTTTATACCTGCAAAGTTTTTGCGAAATGATGCGTTATAAGATGTTTGTTTCCAATTTGTATACCCGCCAGACCAATTAGCCAAAAACACAATGCCCTTGGATTCAGATTGCGGATACGGCAAACTATCAAGCGTCTCGTTGTCAACAACAAGAACTTCCAAAACCACATTATTGTCATCTAATTTTGCAAAATGTGCCATGTTTATCCCGTGTATGACCCTGCACCAGTAAATTTAAGAATAGTGTTAGATCCAACTGTTGTAATGGTCGGTGAACCAGAATAAGTGTTAGAATAATAAACGGTTGGCACAGAAATAATAACAACGCCGGACCCACCCGACCCACCGTTGTAGTTTGCATAACCACCACCACCGCCGCCACCAGTATAGGCAGTACCAGCAACCCCGACGCTGTTAAGGCCACCACCATTACCGCCACCGCCGTTGCCCCCAGCGCCAAAATTAGTTGTGCTTTGCCCAGCACCGCCGCCGCCGCCACCGTAATAAAGTGATGAACCAGTAATATTTGAAGATATACCATCGCCACCATTACCGGGAGATGATGCAGATGTTCCGTTCGCACCAACAGCAAATGCACCGCCTCCACCGCCGCCGACATTGTTGCCTACAGCACCTAAACCGTTACCGCCGCCAGTCCCTTGCCCAGCAATGCCGTTACCACCAACACCATTAACAACAGGAATACCGGTTGCCCCACCACCACCGCCCGACCCACCATTAGCACCATTTTCAGCGGGAGCAGCAGCACCACCGTTTGGACCGCCGCCGCCACCGCCAATAGCAGTTGTACCAACAGCAGAAAATGTGGAATTTGAACCATTACTACCTACGGTTCCATTACTAACTACGGTTCCTCCAGCACCACCCCCTCCAACACTAACAGAATAGCTTGTGCCAAAAAGTACTTGAGCTGTACTTGTTAAAAGTCCGCCCGCGCCACCCCCGCCGCCGTTAAAACCGCCTCCTCCGCCACCACCAGCAGCGATCAGATAAGTTACTGTATAAGCAGTATAAATACTTTGTGATGTATTGAGCGCACTATTACCAACAGCATTAGTTGCATAAATATAAAAAGTATATTTTGTCCCTGCACTTAAGCCTGTGCATGTTATAGGGGAGCTAGCGCTAGTAAATGTTGCTCCGCCGGGGGAAACTGTAACAGTGTAACCTGTTATAGCACTACCTCCGTTGTATCCAGCTGCGAAGGCAACACTAACAGAAGACGCGCTGTTAACGGTCAGACCTGTAATAACAGGTGCATTTGGCACAGAAGGAGGTGGACCGCCGGGCCAGTTAGCTGCCAATGATGACTGTTGAATATCATCCATAGACCAAGCGCCACTAGCCGCAACATTAGTGGACCTGTTCTGAACACCTTTCATGCCACCATTGCGACGAGTTGCCATTAGGAGATTACCTCATATGAGCAAACTGCTGTCAAAGTTGCGTTTGTACCAGCCGTCAAACGCAATGAGTCACCTTCATTTAAGTAAATAAATTTGCTTAAAACATCATACATAGAGTTAATAGGAATATTAACCGCTGTAGATATTGAGTAAGCAGTTGCTGACCTGTAAACATCAATCGTCACAGTTCTTATGGCCGTATCATTGTTGCTGACAATCAATGAATCAACCTTAATTACCGTGCCAGAGCCACCCGCATTTGCCACAATAGCGGTTGGCGTTGTCGTGACCGCTTGAACCGATGTTGTGCCATAAATGGCTGTGACATTGACAATATTTGGGTTAGCCATGATAAACTCCGTTACCCGCCGAACACAATGCTCATGGCGATTGCTTTACCAGTTGTTACACCGCCAAGGTTAGACAAGGCAGTAGATGCTGTTGTTGCCCCTGTACCACCAGCGGCTATTGGCAACGTGCCGGCTGTAAGAACAGACGCAGATGTGGAATAAATAGCGTTATTTGCCGCAGTAAACGTGGAAAGATTTGTGCCGCCATTTGCTGTCGGAAGAACACCAGTGACACCAGTTGAAAGGGGCAAACCTGTAGCATTAGTTAACGTGCCAGAAGATGGGGTTCCTAATGCGCCGCCGTTAACTACAACTGAACCTGCGGAGCCGACATTTACGCCTAATGCCGTTACAACGCCAGTTCCTGTCGTGATCGTGGAGGGCGCGGCCCCAGCACCGCCACCAACCATAATAGCGTTTGCTGTCAATGCAGCAGAAGATGCCCATGTGGATGCGCTACTGAAGTATGGGATACCACCACTGGTTCCCGCTACAGTCAATGCAGGAGTAGTCGTCGCAGTTGCAACCGATATAATTCCACCAGTAAATGAGACGCTGGTTACTGTGCCAGACCCGCTGCTTGCTGCTGCCCATGTTGGAACGCCACCAGCAAGAGTAAGAACGTAACCATTTGTCCCAACTGCTAACTTGGAAAGCGTATTTGTCGCAGAGGCGTAAAGAATATCACCAGTTGTGTAACTAGTGATGTTTGTGCCGCCGTTGGCAATTGGTAGTGTGCCAGTGACACCCGTTGTTAGCGGTAAACCTGTGGCATTTGTCAGTGTAACTGAAGTGGGGGTTCCGAGAATAGGAGTAACCAAAGTTGGGCTTGTTGACAGAACAACACTTCCTGTGCCCGTTTTGGTTGTCACGCCTGTCCCGCCATTGGCAACTGCTAACGTGCCAGCCAACGTAATTGTACCGGATGTAGTAACAGGGCCACCAGATGTTGTTAGCCCAGTCGTTCCACCACTAACGTCAATACTGGTAACCGTGCCAAGACCAGCACCGCCAGAGCTTGCTATGGTTATACCGCCAGAAACATTTGTAATGCTGATGCCAGCCCCGGCAGTCAAAGTTGAAAGCGTGTATCCAGATCCGTTGCCAATCAACAATTGACCGTTAGAGGGTGTAGAAGAAAGGCCAGTCCCACCATAATTTACGCCAATCGATGATCCTTGCCACGTTCCACCGGTTACAGACACAGCTGAAAGAGGATACGTTCCATTGTTGATGCCATTCAAAGCATTCACAATTGGTGTAAAATTTGCGTCAAGATCACTTGCTGGAACAATGCCGGTAAGAGACCCAAAAACATATGGTACGGATACAGGAAAAGACATCATTTCACTCCTGTACTATGATTAGCATAAATAACCATTAGGGGAAACTCCAAGTGATCGAAGATCCGCCCCCACCAGACCAGTAAATTGGTTGCCCAGCATTGTTAACCCATTGGTACGGAGTTGTTGCAATGTTTGTGGCAATCCCAATAATCGGAAGTTTTTCGTACCCAATTGGAAGGCCAACTGAACATGTTGCAACCAATGTAGTATCAGTCAAATAACTGCCCGAACTGATGAAGGGTAATATTTCATAGGTAAATGCAGTCGCCGTTGTAACAGTTACGCTGTAGAAACCTTGCACTTGCGGTATCGACGTTCCTGTAATAGCCACTTGATCATTTGTAGATAACCCATGCGGGGCGCTACATGTAACAGTGATGACGTTTGTGCCAATTGAAGTAATAGAGGCAACAGGAAGCAGCACGTCAAAGTGCACTGTGCCTTGCAGAGGCATAATACCAGCTGATTCGTTTCCTAATGGAGGGCCAACTTGTTGAGGCGTGATATTAACTCCGCTTTGCGTTGTAATATTAGACCCAGTGTCGGTGACAAAATAATTAGTTTCATCTGCAGCATAAGGTTCCACACGTGCATTCAACACGGGCAATGGGTCCGCCGTTAAAACAATGGCACGTTTCTGCTGTTGTGGGATGTCTTCGCAACGATCGCAGACCAAAATGCGCAAGTTGTTGAGCTTTGCACCGGCCCAGTCGTATTGCCAGCGAAGGTTTACGTGGTTGTTCCATATGCCACAGCGGTCACAGACGGCAAACGCCTGCGGGTTTCTCGTGCTTACCCTTGCTCTACCAGCCCGTGATGCATAGGCCATAACATAACCTACCTATAATAGCCGGAAATCATCGGCGATATGTAATATGACACGTATTCGGTGTCTTGATCAGCCGCAATCTTGTATGATTCGTCAGCCTCAATCTTCAATTGTGGGCTTATGGGCTTGTTCCAAATACGTGCAAGGCGATAAGCCAAGCCGTTAGCAACAGCATCGAGCCAACGATACGGTACATCAAGCGTCTGACCACTTGTAAAGTTGGCATCTTGGATCTGCTTTACTACGTAATATTTCAAAACAAGGTTACTATTATCTGGAACGGGCCAGAGAGTGATTGTCGGATTGATCAAACGGTCAAACCAAAACACCGTGACTTGCCCTTGCTGTGTTTTGTTGGGATATGAGGCCCACTCACTGCGCGAAATAGGAAAGATCAATCGATCAATTGGCTGCCCAGAGCTGCTATCTTCAATGTATGCGTCAAGAACCATAATGGTGCTGGGGTCTACATTGTAGGTTGAAGTACCAGCTGTAAGTGCTTGAGTTACAAGCGAAACTTCCCACAAATTAACGCCTTGATTCGCCCAATTTGCAAACATAAAGTTGCAAGCCATACGCGCACTTTGCATATGCTCTTGGGTAATTGCTGTAGGGCGGACATCACATAAATTAAAAGCATAGAGCGTGATCTCGCCAAGCGAAGGGTTAAATGCCGTGGTATTGCTTGTAGTCAATATAACCTCCTATTAGAAGGTTGTGGCAGTAGCATTGTTAATCAAATAACCACCCGCAAAGATTGACCCAATAAATGGCCCGCCACTATTGGACTTCATTTGATATTGAATGTCAGTACCTGCTGGATGTGCCACTGGAACGGTGTACGGGATGTTGAAAATCTGCACAAATGGAGACTGTGACAACAACGTGGTGTTGCCGTTCACAATGTAATTGTATCCATTTTCTTGAATTGTATTGGCAATGTTAAATTTGTTGTATTCAGCAAATGTCATGTAATTGCTTGAAGTAAAGCCAATGCTCGCGTTTGCTTGAATGTATGTCAAATAGAATGTGTACCCATTTGGCACAGTGTAGATAGACATCTGCGTTTGACCAACGCCAGCGTTAATTTGAGCATACAAAGTGCCACCGGCAGATTTTGCAGTGATGTTACCAGCGTTAACGCCGTTGGTGATAAACAAGCCATTGATGCGGAAATAGGAATTGGTTGTCGTAACCGTCCCAGAGGCGTTGAGCGTGGCAAGTTCGGTAAGGATGTTATAGTTGGCATCCAAGCCATTTACTTGAACGATCAAGCCAGCATCCGTTGCGCCAGATGCGCTCAACAGCACAAGTGGGATAGCAGAACCGGGGTAAACGTAAGCGCCGCCAGACTGGGTTAAACCTTCCCACATTGGACCTAAAGCTGTACCGCCAATTTGAGTGCTGTAGCCAAAAATTTCAACCGGCTGGTGATTCGTAATCAAACCACGGCCAACTTGCAATTCGAACGGCTCATGCTTTCCATTTTGCGTAATGGATGGCCAAATAACGCCCGGCTGTGAAAACGCTGCCATATTACTTACCCTTCTTCGCTACAGCTATATTGTCAACCGCATTTGGATATGGGCGACCCGCAGCACGTGCATGAGCCTTAGCCAGCTGTATCTTCTTGCGCGACAAATGCTTTGTCACATGATCTTCTGGTGCTTTTGTATCCCAAAATGGTTTCTTAGTCATTAGCAACCCCACTTGCGCAATGCTTTATTTATGCGGCTTTCTGGGTCATGTGCATTTTTATGATTGGTCAACTTAGCCCGCATACCTTCCATTCTGGCACAGAATGATTTGTGGTGTGCGTTGTGCGTGTCTTTTGTGGGCGCATGTAAATGGCCACCAGTTTCGTGATGATAAGATGCACGACCTTTTGCATTTAATCCACCAGAAGGCGATTTGCCCTCAGAACGCTGCCAACTCGGTGTCTTTGCCATTGTAAACCTCTAAAAAGAAACGGGGAGCCGTTGCAGACCCCCCGCTTGTTTTCACATCTGACTAAGCAGATTAGTCACGCTCTGGCTCATAGGACTTATGAGCTTTGGGCTCGGTGCCCTTGTGAGCAGAAGAGAAGGGGTTCATGTCAGAAGCTGCGCGACCGCCATGTTTACGGGCAGGACGATCATGACGCTTTGCTGCATGCATGCCGTGGACATGACCGAGGTGCTTTTTAGCACGACCGCCACGCTTTTTGGCTTCCGCTTCCTTCACAGTGTTAGAGCCTTTGCCAGCATAGATTTCATGCGGGGCTGGATCCGTATCGAAGTGACCTTCTGGATCGTGCTCTGTCTTACCGCCGTGCTTGCGCACTTTGCGGTTATGCTTCTTCATTTCTTCCATATCATCCATTCCATGGTGCATATGTGCTTTGTGGGCATGGTGGGCGTGATGAGCATGATGACCTGCATGATGCCCATGATGCGCGTGGTGCCCGTGATGTGCTTTACCCTTCATGGTAAGCTACTCCTACGCTTGTGTTACGCCAAACAGCCCAGTGATGGAACTGATGTTGGCAAGTGATGGTGACTGGGTAACCAACAGACGCTTGGTAGCATCTGAAGCCGATTGTACTGCATAAGTACCGCGCACATCGCCAGTGGTAGTGGTTGCGGGTGAAGTAGTAACACCAGCAGTGTAACCAGTCGTCGAAGTGATCGCAGCGCCGTTCCAAGCAATGGCCACATCAGCATCAGCTCCGGGGTTATACGCAGCTGAGTAGATGGGGAAGCCATACACGTCACCGGTACCAACAGTCACGGTTGCACCAACGGTGCCGACTGGAGTTACGCTTGCAATGTACTTGAAGGCTTTTGCGCCAGAAACGGTACCAGCGCCAGCCGCTGTAATGGCTTCTGACATTGGATAACCATAGATGTCATAACCCTTAACAGTGTAGACGGCAGTATCGCCCGATGCAGTAGTGATACGCACGTTCCGAGCAAGAGCCTTAGTAGGATCCCACAACTGAACAGTGCCAGCAGAGCCGAAAGAAACCAACCCAGCTGCACCATCAAGAGCCAAAAGGCCGCTGACAGATGTACCTGTGGAGGCGTTTACAATTGTAACGCTACCAGTCACGCCCGTACCGGCAGTGAGTGTAACAGCAGTGCCGGACACAGGGGTCTGTGAAGTGGCAATGTTAGTTGCAGACAAAGCGGAAGGGACTTGGTTAACAGTCAAGATGCGGGTAAAGCCGAGGAAACCTGCGGTGATATTACCAAAGCCTTGACCGGGCTCGTAGGTGTAGAACTGACGCGGATCAAGAAGACCCGCACCAGCATAGAATAAAGACGGACCCAATTCGGGGTTGTAATCTGCATAAGGCGCTTGACCAAATGCGATAACCGGACCAGAGAAAGCTGTAATAGACATTTGCTGTCTCCAATCTTACGAAGTTGGGAATGAACCGTAGATCGAACGCCAGTTGTAGTACGAGAAAGAGTAACGCTCGTAACCTTTAACAAGCAGGTTGTCCGTGACAAAATCAACTTGCATATCGGTTTCGAAGGGAATGCGCTCCATGTACGACAGACCGTCAATGTTGGTCAGCAAGAACCAAGCATATGCGGAGGTCAAGAAGTCGTTGACCATATAGCTTTCGGGCAAGCCGCCAGCCGTGGTCAGAATAGCATTCACATCGTTATCTGCTGTGCCGGGGCGCAGTTCGGTCTTCGTCAGACGAATTGCGATCGGCTCCAACTGAGGAGGAACGATCAGTTTGCGGCCACGAGCGAAGACTTTCAGACCAGCTTGGTCACGGAAGTTCGTACGAATGGCAATCATTGCGTTAAGCAATGTAGCTTCGTTGAGGTCAACCTGCGTGGTAGGCGTGTTAGCAACCGTGCCGCCGTCGATAGGATGGGCAGTGGAGCAAAGCGCCACGCCGTCACCGCCAACAGCAGAGTTGTAGGTGGTTGCAGTGTTCAACACGTTAGCGCCGTAGATTTCCTTCGTCTGCTGGAACGATTCGATCAAGCCGAGGTTGGAAGGTGCAAACTGTGTTTTGTAGAGGTTGTCGTCGATTGCCT